TCTCGTCCCCAAGTTGGTTTACGCAGGTGACACGGTCATTTTTGATGTCCCTGCCTTCACCAACTCAGTAGGCACTCAGATCGACAGCGGCACCTACACGCTGAAGTGGTACGCCAGATTTAATAAAGCCCAAGAAGGTGCAGAAATTACAGGCACCGCCCAAGGCGATGGTTGGCGGATTACGGTCCCTAGCAGCACAACTGATGGCTTCGACGCTGGGACTTGGACATGGCAGGCAATCGCTACTGAAGGCGATGAGCAATACACGGCTGGGCGCGGGCAGTTTGTTGTCAAAGCAACGGCTTACTACGACAGCTCAGGTCATCCAGCCGCTTTTGATGATCGCTCTCGCGCTGAGGTTGACCTTGAAAAGGTAGAGACTGCAATCCGCACTCTTGCCAGTGGCGGCATGGTGCAGGAATACACCATCGGTGGCCGCAACCTTAAACGCTACAAGATGGGTGAGCTATTGCAGCTTCGCGATAACTTGAAGGCTGAAGTGGATCGTGAACGCCGTGCCGAGAAAGTTCGGCAGGGTCTTGGCAATCCCGGCGTTACCCGCGTGAGGTTCATCTGATGTGGCCCTTTAATCGAAAAAGAAAGCCTCAGCGGCGCAACTACGCTGGTGCCTCAATCAATCGTTTGACATCTGATTGGGTGTCATCAGGGACAAGTGCTGATGCAGAGGTCAAGAACAACCTTCGAGTGCTGCGCAATCGTGCGCGATCTCTTGTTCGTGATTCTGATTTCGCCAAATCGGCTCTTCGCGCAGTTCGAAACAACGTTGTTGGTCAGGGCATCAAGCATCAGGCCCAGGTCCGAATGATCCGTGGCGGACGCTTGGATGAGCGTCTGAACAGCCTGATTGAGTTTGAGTTTGCGAAATGGTCTAAAGCTAATAACTGCCACTGTGGCGGCACCCTCAGCTGGAATGCCATTCAAGGTCTGGCAATCAACAGCATGATTGAGACTGGCGAGGTGTTCATCCGCCTCGTCAATCAAAGCTTTGGCGACTCTCGCGTTCCCTTTGGCCTCGAAATTATTGAGGCAGACCTGCTCGACGATGATTACACCGGAATTGAGCAGAATGGCAATCGTGTACGGATGGGGGTGGAGGTTGACGAGTGGTCGCGCCCTGTGGCCTATCACTTCCTTAACTACCACCCTGGCGACTACCAATTCGTCAACAACAACCTCAACGTCAAGCGTCGGACAAGAGTCCCCGCCAATGAGATCATCCATCTCTACTCAGTAGATCGCCCCGGTCAGACGCGTGGTGTTACTGCGTTTGCTTCGGCAATCATGCGTCTCAACAACCTGAAAGGCTTTGAGGAGGCCGAAATTATTGCTGCAAGAGCCAGCAGCGCAATGATGGGCTTTGTACGAACACCCGATCAGGAGCTGTTCGAAGATGGCACATATGCTGAGCAATCTGTGCTGGACTTCGCTCCTGGCAGTATTCGGCGTCTTGCTCCAGGTGAAGAGATGCAATTCTTCTCGCCTACAAGGCCAGATGATGCTTTTACGCCTTTTGTGGCCCAAATGCTTCGTGCAGTCGCGGCAGGCGTCGGGTGCTCCTACACGCAAGTGAGTTCGGACTTTTCGCAGAGTAACTACAGCTCTTCACGGCTTGAGCTGCTTGAAACTCGGGCTCACTATCGGACGTTGCAGCAGTATCTGATCGACAACCTATGTCAGCCGATCTACGAGCGCTGGATGGAGATGGCTGTGATGTCTGGAGTGGTTCGTGCTCCTGGCTTTGACATTGACCCCGATCGTTATTACGAAAGCAAGTGGGTTGCACCAGCCGCGCAGTTTGTTGACCCGCAGAAAGAGGCAGAGGCTTACAAGTCTTTGGTCCGCAGCGGCATCATGACTCTCTCGCAAGTCATCGCTCTACACGGCGGTGATTTTGAGGAGACGATGCGTCAAAGGCAGCATGAACTCGCCACACTGGATGAACTTGGCATTGTCACTGACACTGATCCCAGCGAAGTGACTAAAGCAGGCCAAGCGCAGAATCCTCCATCACCACCTACCTCACATCCTGTCATGCACGAAGAGGGGGAAGCGATCGATGGCTAATGTCAACGGCACTGAAATCAATCTGACCCCTACTGAGGGGATGAAGACTGAAGCTGAGCGTTATCGCAAGTGGAAGTCTGAAGGTGAAGCTGGCGGCACTGAGGTTGCTGCTCGTCGCGCCACTCAGATCTTGTCTGGTAATGAATTATCGCCAGATGTAGTTGTTGAAATGAGTGCTTGGTTTGCAAGGCACCTTGTAGACAAAAAAGGCCAAGGATTTAGTCCTGATGAAGATGGCTACCCAAGCAAAGGACGCGTAGCATGGGCAGCATGGGGTGGTGACGCTGGTCAATCATGGAGCAGCGAAAAATCTGCTTCAATTAAAAAAGCTCGAGAACGATCCATGACCGATGAACAAAGAGCCGAACCTGGAGATCTCAAGGTTGGTGATTTCGTCAGTTGGAATTCTTCTGGCGGTCGTGCTCGTGGACGTATTGATCGTGTGGTTCGCGATGGCACGATAGATGTCCCAGATTCCAGCTTTACGATCACTGGCACTGAGGACGATCCCGCTGCGCTGATCACGCTGTATCGCGACGGCGAAGCAACTGATCGCAAGGTGGGCCACAAGTTCAGCACCCTCACCAAGATTGCGGCGATCCGCATGTTTGACGAGGCACAGCTGAAGCGGGCTCACTACACAGAGTTCAAAGAAGAAGACGAAGATCGCACCCTTGAGTTCCCCTTTGCTTCAGAGGAGCCAGTCAACCGTGTCTATGGCATGGAAGTTCTGAGCATGACTTCTGAAGCAATGGACATGAGCCGTCTTAATGACGGCGCACCACTGCTCTTCAATCACGACCCTGATCGAATCATTGGTGTTGTCCAGCGTGCGTACATCAAAGACAAAAGAGCGTACGCAAAGGTCAAGCTCGCTAACAACGAGCTTGGTCGCGAGATGCAGGACCTAATTAGGGATGGCATCGTTCGCAACGTTAGTTTTGGCTACAGAATTAACGACATGGAGGAGGATCGGTCGACCACACCTGTGACGTACCGAGCCACCTCTTTCCAGCCTTACGAGGTCAGCATGGTTTCAATCCCTGCAGACAACGTAGGTGCTGGAATTGGCCGTTCCCTCGCTTCTAGTGAGGAGACGGTCGCGGTCTCAGCCGCACCAAGTAAACCTGAACCTTCCGTCATGGAAACTACCCCCAACGTGGAGGCTATCCGCGCTGAGGCCGTTGAGGCCAAGGCCAAGGAAGCCGCTGAAATGTTTGCCCTCGGCAAGCGTCATAACGCAGAGGATCTTGCCTCTGAATTCCTTATCAACTCTCGTTCAATTGACGAGCTGCGCACCGCAATCTTGGAGCGTAAAGCTGTCGTCGAGAAGCCTGTTGCTCAGGCTAGCGATGAGATCGGCCTGACCCAGAAAGAGGCTCGCAGCTTCTCCTTCCTGCGTGCCATCAACTATCTGGCAAACCCTGGCGATCGCAACGCTCGTGAAGCTGCTGCTTTTGAGATTGAAGCCTCTGAAGCACAAGCCGCTAAGTTTGGTCGCTCCTCTCGTGGCATCACCATCCCTGTGGATGTGATGAAGCGGGATCTGAACGTTGGTACTGCTACCGCAGGTGGCAACCTCGTTGAGACTGAGCTGGACGCCGCGAACTTCATTGATCTGCTGCGGAACGCTTCCGCCCTGGATCAAGCTGGCGCAACCGTGCTGACTGGCCTGTCTGGCAACGTCAACATCCCCCGTCAGTCTGGTTCTGCTACCGCTTACTGGGTCGCCGAATCTGGCTCACCCACCGAGTCCCAGCAGACCATCGATCAGGTCGCATTGACACCAAAAACTTGTGGTGCCTTTACCGACTTCAGCCGCAAGCTGATGATCCAGTCCTCCATCGACGTGGAGAACATGGTGCGCACCGACCTCGCTCGTGTGCTGGCCCTCGAGATCGACCGCGTCGGTCTGTATGGCTCTGGTTCTTCTAACCAGCCTCTGGGTCTGAAGGACACCACTGGTGTTCTGACCGAGGACTTCTCTGCCAACACCCCAACCTTCGCCGAGGTTGTGGCTCTGGAAAGCGATGTCGCTGGTGCTAACGCCCTGCTGGGTTCACCTGTTTATCTGATGAACTCCGCCATGGCTGGCAGTCTGAAGACTGCTACCAAGGACTCTGGCTCTGGTCAGTTCGTCCTGCAGGGTGGTGAAGTCAACGGCTACCGCGCTGTGATCTCCAACCAAGTTGCTAGCAACGATCTCTGGTTCGGTAACTTCTCCGACCTGATCATTGCCTACTTCTCTGGTCTTGATCTCATGGTTGACCCCTACACCGGCAG